CCATTTGATTGACGAGATGAGCGTAAATCCATGACGGCAAAATATTATGCAATCCTGACCACGCTGGGTGCCGCGAAGCTGGCTAACGCCATGGCGCTGGGAACGAAACTGGAAATTACCACCATGGCCGTGGGCGATGGCGGCGGTGCGCTGCCGACACCGGACGCCAGTCAGACCGCCATTGTCGGCGAACAGCGACGCGCCCCGATTAACATGCTGAGCATTGACCCGGCAAACCCCGGCCAGATTATTGCTGAACAGGTTATCCCGGAAAATGAGGGCGGTTTCTGGATCCGCACTATCGGTCTGTACGATAAGGACGGGACGCTGATTGCGGTGGCAAACTGCCCGGAAACCTACAAGCCGCAGTTACAGGAAGGCAGCGGGCGTACCCAGACCATCCGCATGATTCTGATCGTGTCGAACACTGACGCCATCACCCTGAAAATTGACCCGTCGGTTGTGCTGGCGACCCGGAAGTACGTTGACGATCGTACAATTGAGGTTAAGGCGTATGCCGATGAGCTGATGGCCGCGCATCTGGCCTCCGCTAACCCGCATAACCAGTATGCACCGAAAGCCTCACCAGCCCTGACCGGGACGCCAACCGCGCCGACACCGGCTAAAACGGACAACACAACCAAACTTGCCACCACGGCGCACGTGAAACTGGTCGCGGCAGATTATGCGCCGCTGGCAAACCCGGCGCTCACCGGCAAGCCCACCGCCCCGACGGCGGCGCAGACGTCAAACGACACGCAGCTCGCCACCACAGCATTTGTGAAAGCGGCTATCACTGCGCTGATTGATTCCTCACCGGCGGCGATGGACACGCTGAACGAACTGGCCGCCGCGCTGGGTAACGATCCGAACTTCGCCACAACCATGACGAACCTGCTGGCCGCAAAAGCGCCGCTGGCAAGCCCGGCACTGACAGGAACGCCGACAGCACCGACGGCAGCGCAGACCGTCAACAATACGCAGCTCGCCACCACGGCGTTTGTGAAAGCGGCAGTGGCCGCGCTGCTGGCAAGCCCGGCGTTTACCGGAACGCCAACGGCCCCGACGGCGGCGCAGACCGTCAACAACACGCAGATTGCCACCACGGCTTATGTAAAAGCGGCACTGGCTGCCCTGGTGGATTCCTCACCGGCAGCGCTCGACACGCTGAACGAACTGGCCGCCGCGCTGGGTGACGATCCGAACTTTGCCGCCACCATGACAACTGAACTGTCCAAAAAAATGGATAAGGCCAGTAACGGGGCGGATATCCCAGATATTGCGGCGTTTCTCAATAACCTTGGTTTGAAAGAAGCGGCGAAGCGGGCAGTAGGCACCGGAGCGGGTCAGATCCCAGACATGTCAGCATTTGAATATGTGGGAAATGCTTCCGCCGGTTATGTGAAGCTGCCGAACGGCTTTAAATTGCAGTGGCTGGAAACGGGAAAAGTACCGGCAGGCACTACCGGGGTCGGGTACTGGGCGTACCCGTTATCTGTTTGTTTATTTGCTATCGCAGTCCCTGTTGCTGTTACCCCGAATACGACAGCGGGAAACGTTGTGGCCGGGGCATTTTCAAACGCAGCAGTAGAGCTGCATAACTGGGGGCAGATTTCTGCATCTGCACGCATTATAGGGATTGGACGATGAGTGGATTTTATTATTCAGCAACCACAAACGGCGCGTACCCGCAAAGTGACATCGAAATTTTTAAAGCTACCGGCACCTGGCCGGACGATGCGGTTTTAATGTCTGCGGAAGTGTTCAGCGAATTTTTTAGCGAACTGCCACCGGCAGGAAAAATGCGGGTTGCCGGGCCTGATGGTTTACCTGCCTGGGCTGACATCCCCAAACCTTCGAAAGAAGAGTTGATTAATCAGGCAGAACAGGAAAAACAGCGCCGCATAGACGAGGCTATGCAGTCAATCAGCGTTATACAGTTGAAACTACGGGCGGAAAGAAAACTAACAGCCGACGAAACGGTTAATTTAAATCTGACGCTGGATTATATTGAGGCGGTGGAAGCTACAGACACCTCCACCGCGCCGGATATAAACTGGCCCGCTATTCCGGCTTAACAGGCCAGCTAATGTCGGGTGCTGTCGCGGTATCGACACGCATAAACAGCACCCAATATTTTTTTCCACGCTACAAACTCACTGGCTTCCTTGCCCTTGGCGATATCAGTCTCAACCGCATCCTTTCGCCAGGCTATTTCCATGTCTGCTTTTGATCGTAAAATATTGCGTTGTTGCTCTGCTATTTCTGTCAATTCACGTTGTGACAGCGGCGGCGGATTAGTCAAAACCGGATAGCTTGTATTATCTGCTGTAATCATTTCCCCGGTCTTTACCAGAATTTTCCCGCAAATTGCGCATTGTCTGAACCATGAAACATGGCTGTATAAATGACCAGTAATTATTGTTTTTGTAACCTGAAAACAGGCACATAAACGAGAAATGGTTATGCAGAAAGCGGTTATTGGTCCGGCGACGTTGTATTGTGGTGACAGTCTGGAAATCTTGCGGATTCTGGATGAACAATTTGATGCGGTGGTGACTGACCCGCCTTATTCAAGCGGTGGCATGACACGCGGTGATCGCGTGGCAAAGCCTTCTGAAAAATACGTTAACAGCACTCACCATCACGAATTCTATGGTGATAACCGCGACGCCCGATCATGGGCATTCTGGATGACGCAATGGTTAAGCCAGGTAAACCGGCTGGTCGTTCCGGGTGGTTACGCTATGGTATTTACCGACTGGCGGCAGCTTCCTACCCTGACCGATGTGTTTCAGGCGGGGGGCTTTATCTGGCGCGGGCTGGTTCCGTGGGATAAAACGCTTTCCAGTCGCGCACCTCATACCGGATATTTTCGCCATCAGTGTGAATATATTGTGTGGGGCAGTAACGGGCCGCTGCCGAAAAGTCAGCATGGCGGACCATGGCCCGGACTTTTGACACAGCGGATTATTCCTTCTCATAAATTGCATATGACCGGCAAGCCGGTTGAGTTAATGGAAAAACTGACCGCGCCGGTCGCACCGGGCGGAAAAATTCTCGATCCGTTTATGGGCAGTGCGTCCACGGGCGTGGCTGCAATCCGCCGGGGCTGCCGGTTCACCGGTATTGAAATGAGCCAGCAATACTTCGATATTTCATGCGAGCGGCTGGAAAAGGAAATGGCAGCGCTAAAAGCTGGCGTGTTGTGCCAGTGACAGCACAACGGCGCGAAGCTGTGCGCGCGACATAATCACTTCACCATAGGGCGGAATCCACTCAGGAGGTCCGCCAGATGGCTGAAGATTATCACCACGGTGTCCGCGTTCTGGAAGTCAATGAAGGAACGCGCACCATTCGTACCGTCAGTACCGCTGTTGTCGGGATGGTCTGCACGGCAGACGACGCCGACGCGGCAGCATTTCCTCTTAACACGCCGGTGCTTATTACTGACGTGCTCACAGCGTCCGGGAAAGCAGGCGAAACCGGCACCCTTGCCCGTTCTCTGGATGCGATTGCCGACCAATCCAAACCCGTTACCGTAGTGGTGCGCGTTGAACAGGGTGAAACCGAAGCGGAAACCACGTCGAATATCATCGGCGGCGTGACAGCCCAGGGTAAACGCACCGGCATGAAAGCGCTGCTGACCGCCAATAACCAGCTCGGCGTGAAACCGCGTATTCTGGGGGTTCCCGGTCATGACACGCAGGCGGTCGCGTCTGAACTGCTGAGCGTGGCGCAGTCCCTGCGCGGCTTCGCGTACCAATGCTTTGGCCACAATAGGCGCGACCGTAGCGCCGGAACTAAAACAACTGGCTGACTGGCTGGGCAATCTGGCGAACCGCCTCAATCAGTTTGTTCAACAA